TTTGGTAGTCCACGTCACAGGAATCAATTCTGAGGCCGTTTTTGAGGCCGTGGCTGCGTTAAAACAATTCAAGGCTAGGAGGATATTCGCCCATTACCGCGAAACGACTCCAGGCCTTCTATGGGACTCGGAGGTGGACGCATGAACACCCTACCTGAAAACATCGACTTTCAGACGTGGTACGACATGATGGAGCCGGCAGTCATGATCCGGCCAGCCAAGGACATCGTCCGCCAGGCGATTGAAATGCTCGAGACCGAGCAGCCACCCCCTGTGGTCATGCCCTGGGGCAAGCTGAAAGACATGTTCTCCTTCCGGCCTGCTGAAGTTACGGTTTATGCCGGCCAGAACGGCTCAGGCAAGAGCATGATCACGGGCATGATCGCGCTGCAGTTGATGGCACAAAAGCGCAACGTCCTGATTGCCAGCTTTGAGATGAAGCCCACCACAACCTTGCAGCGCATGGTCAGGCAATTCACGGGCACGCAATTTCCCACGGCTGACGATTACCGAAACTTTGCAGCGTGGGGCGGCAACTACCTGTGGTTTTATGACCGGCAGGGCGAAGTCTCTCGAGAGCAAATCATCGGCGTTGGCAACTATGCAGCGCGTGAACTCAAGATGAACGACTTCTTCATTGACTCGCTCATGAAATGCGTGAAGGGCGAAGACGACTACAACGCTCAGAAAGACTTCGTATCGGATTGCACGAACCTGGCTCGAGACACCGACCTTCACATTCACCTAGTCCACCACATCAGGAAAGGTGCGACTGACGAGGCCATGCCGCAGAAAGTGGATATGAAGGGATCGGGATCAATTGCCGACCAGGTGGATAACGTCTGGATGATGTGGCGCAACAAGAAGAAGGAGCGCTTGATCGAAGCTGGCCAAGCCGTTGATCCTGCAGAACCCGATGCCATGCTGCTTTGTGAGAAGCAGAGGAACGGCGAACACGAACCGCGGTTAAGACTTTGGTATGACCGCACATCCCAACAGTTTTTGGAGAAACCCGGTGCAAACCCCTACCGATTCGACCCCGATTTTTGAGGTGACACTGCCATGGCCACCTACCGTCAATACTTACTGGCGACACAAAGTCACTGGCAGGCTCGCAACCGTGTACGTTTCAGGAGTGGGCAAGATCTATCGCAAGGCAGTGAACGACCTAGTGATGGAAGCCGCAATGGTTCAGCGCTACCTCAAGCAGGCTGGACCCTTACGCGTAGTGATCGAGGCCTTCCCGCCGGACAGAAGGAAGCGGGATCTGGACAACATCCTGAAGTCCCTGCTGGATTCACTGACGCACGCAGGGGTGTGGGAGGACGACAGTCAGATTGATGACCTGAGGATTTACCGATCAACCATCGCCGGCATGGTGAAGGTGCGTGTTTACGATTTAAGCCAAAAAAAGGAGGAGGTAGTAGGGTGACATCAACCAATCAAAAAAAATCGCTGTTTAGGCCTCATGGCGAGGCTAGAAAGGGCATCTATGGAAATTGAAGAGGTACACGATCCGCATGACGCGGTGGACTTTATGGTGCTGCACGCAAAAAAGTACGCTGCAGCCAAAGCTTTGAGGATTTACACCGAGGAGTTTCGCAAGAGCAAGAAAGCGATCTTGATGAAGCAAAGCCTAGAGACCGCAATCGGCGCACAAGAGCGTGAAGCTTATGCGCACCCGGAGTACATCGAATTATTACGAGAGTTGCAAAAACACGTTACTGAAGAGGAAACATTGAAATGGAAACTAACAGCAGCACAGGCACGAATCGAGATTTACAGAACGCAGCAGGCGAATCTCAGGGCGGAGGGCAAGGCGACGATATAAGCGACTCGCATCTGATCAGGGAGCGCATGCTGGCCGACTTTGCTCGGTTCATTGGAAGTCAAGCCTGGGAGGACGATAAGGGGTGGACACAAGCCGTTTACCACAATGCTTGGGGCGATGGCTTTTATGCCGGCCTTCATTACGCCAAATCACTTTTCTATGAAATCCATGACGAAAGACGAAAAAAAACATCTTGGTAAAGTTGCCGCTATCGGTTGTGTGCTCTGCTATCTGAAGGGCACGCCCGGTACGCCGGCAGAGATCCACCACCCCAGAAAGGGAACCGGCATGGGCCAGCGGGCAAGTCACTACGACGCAATCCCTCTGTGCCCTGAGCATCACCGCGGGAACACGGGCATTCATGGCATGGGCGTGAAGGCTTTCACTAAGCGCTATGGGGTGGATGAGGCTGAGTTACTGCACATCACCCGCCGTTTGGTTGCACATCATGACCATTTGTCGGATGGATGGCGTACTCACACACAAGTGGACTAAAAGTGTGTAGGATTGAGCCTGTAGTAACCAAACAGTGAAACCAACAGGAGAAACGAAATGCTTTTAATTGAATCAGTCAAAAACATCACCATCGCAAAAACACGCAACTCACGTTTTTACGGCGAGCCAACACTCTTTGCGATGATTGTGGATGAGTCCACCGGCTACGCACACGAAATGGAATTTGCCAACATCGAAGAGGCAAACGACTTTGTAGCTCGCATCAACAAGCTAACCAAAAAATAAATCAACCGGGGCTACGGCCCCATCACATGGAGAACATCATGCAACACGACGTTACCGCAGAAAATTACGACAGGATCAGCCTCAGCGATTACGAAGGCGGTTTGTGGATGTCTATCTGGAAGGTAGGCGCACACTGCAGCATTCACTTGAATCAAGAGCAGATCAAAGAACTTCACAAGGCCATCAGCGAATACATCAAGGAGACGGCAGATGAACTATGACTGGTGGCTCGACAGGCAACTCTGGGAATATGACCAAGAGCGGCTTGACTCAGAGGAGCAGGAGGACTTAGACTCGGACGAGTTTCCATGTGATGTCTCCTGTTGACTTACCTCAAGTCTTTTCCCCGGCGCAATGCCGGGGTTTCTTTTTGTAGCAAAGCATAGTAAAATCAATCAGTTACATGAGCGCCTGCGCAATAATCTTGCAGGCCGCGCCACAAAACCCTACGATTAACGGATCGAGACGAGTCACTGAGAGTATGTGATGGCCAAATCCGCAAAACCCAAAGATGATGCTGCGCCGCGCAAAACAGGCCGGCCAAGCAAATACACGCCTGAGATAGCCACCAAGATCGTAGAGCAGCTAAGTGAAGGTATTCCACTAAGAGAGATATGCAGACAAGAGGGCATGCCAGCTTGGCGAACCATTTACGATTGGATGTATCAGGATGATGTTTCTGGGTCGGCGAGCGTCGGTCTTTCCGCAGCCATCGCGAGAGCACGGGAAATTGGCTACGACAAAATGGCTGAGGAATGCATTGAGATTGCCAACACGCCAATGTTTGGCGAAGTCAAGACGATTGATGGCGACAAGCTGATTGTCCGCAGGGAAGATATGCTTGGCCACCGCAAGCTGCAGATCGAGACCAGGCTCAAGTTACTGGCCAAGTGGAACCCCAAGAAATACGGTGATCGCCTCACGCATGCTGGCGACGCTGAGAACCCGCTCGAGGTTAAGGCTGATGTATCCATCTTCGACGCCATGCTGAAGAACTTAGAAGCGAAACGCCAACTTGGGGACAAGTGACCTCGAGACCCTACTGCGTGATCCGCAGGTAAGGGCTGAGTACACCAAACTTCCTGCTGACCAGGCTGCGGCTTGGGGCTGGAGAATGATGTGGCTCACGCGAGCGCTCAAGCACCAGATCCTGCCGACGGGTGACTGGTGGTCGATCTGGCTCATGCTAGCTGGCAGGGGTGCCGGCAAGACAAGAACTGCAGCCGAGCAGATCGCCTGGTGGGCATGGTCCCACAAAGCCACCAGATGGCTCGTGGCGGCGCCAACATCATCAGATGTGAGGGCTACATGCTTTGAGGGTGATTCGGGCCTCCTGCAGGTCATTCCGCCCGTCCTAGTGGCTGATTACAACAAGGCGCTGCACGAGTTACGCCTAACCAACGGCTCGTTGATCAAGGGCATACCCGCGAGTGAACCGGAGCGCTTCCGCGGCCCGCAGTTCCACGGTGGCTGGCTTGATGAGTTGGCAGCGTGGGAATACCTGCAAGAAGCCTGGGACCAGATCCAGTTTGGCATGCGACTCAAGCTCGAGAACATGAAGACCAGGCTGATCTGCACGACCACGCCAAAGCCTAAAGACTTGATTATTGATCTGATGTCAAGGGAAGGTGACGACGTCGTACTGACAACTGCATCGACCTATGCCAACCTCGACAACCTCTCTGAGAACTTCAAGCGGCAGATCCTGCAGTACGAAGGCACGAACTTAGGAAGGCAAGAAATCCACGCTGAGATCATTGACGCTGAAGAAGGCGGTATCGTCAAGCGGGATTGGTTTCGCCTATGGCCTGCAGACAAACCTCTGCCGAAGTTGGAGTTCATTGTTCAGTCCTACGACTGTGCTTTCACTGAGAAGACGCAGAACGACCCGACGGCCTGCATTACCTTCGGTGTCTATAAGCCAGAAGACGGCGGCATGCGGGTGCTGATTATTGACGCCTGGCAAGACCGGCTGCAGTACCCTGACCTTAAGCCTAAAGTATTAGACGAGTACGAGATCGTGTTTGGCGAAGGCAAGGATGCAAAGCGGGTTGACTTGGTGCTAGTCGAGGACAAGGCCGCGGGTATCGTGCTCATCCAAGACCTGCAGCGTGCCCATATCCCGGTAAGGGCATATAACCCTGGCCGGGCAGATAAGATCCAACGCTTGAGCATTGTGGCCAATATTGTCAAAGCAGGACGGGTTTATGTGCCCGAGTCAAGCGTTAACCCTGGCTTTGTCAGAGACTGGGCAGAGGCTATGGTCACGCAGATCTGCTCATTCCCAAACACAACAAATGATGATTTCTGTGACGCGTTTAGCCAAGCCCTGAGATACCTGCGCGATGCTGGCTGGCTAAGTATCGACCCGCCACCGCCCGATGATTATGACGAGGAAGACCTGATCGACGCTGGCGTTACGAAGACCAATCCGTATGCGGCTTAAATCAGAACAGCGTCAACTCAGTATCACGCAACTGAACCTTCTCAACGCCATAAACAAGAACACGCAACCCAGCCCAGGCCGAGTCCTTCTTGCTTGCAAGCAGTTGCTGAATCAGCTTGGCCTGCATCTCTGTCGTAATTTCAATATGGCCATACCGATCAAGCCAGCCGCTACGCAAAGGGTACGGGATGCCAAACACTCTGCACTCCATGGCAAGGATCGCCCCCGGCTGATCAGTCTTGTATTTCGCGCTAAGATATTCTCTAACATTCATAACGATCCCTCCTATAAGTTAACTAAGTTAATACTGAGTTATATATGCGGAGGGTTTGAGTGGAGCGATCTGGGCAAATACTCACCTAACCCTGTAGTTAACAAGGTTAGTGGGTACCATGCGGACGGGAATCGTTATCGCTACATGGGGCCAGCCTTTACGCATGGACTGACTATGGCAGTTACGGTGTCGCGCACCCCTGTTTCTGGTCTGCCATCCCTCTTGCGAGGTCACTCATATCAGTTGGGCTTGAAACAGTTCCCCGTGGCCCTCTCGCGCAATTACGGCGGTGATCGGTCTAGCTGCGCCAGTTATCGGTTTCGGCTGGGTTCTGAGTCCCACTCCATTCACAGCAAACTTTGGTCTGTGATCCGTGCGGCAAACAAAAAAGCCACTTACTGCTGCTCCCGGTTGCGGGATCCCGGTGTTCTGGGATCGGGAGCATGAGTAAGTGGCCTTCAACTAACATTGCCCGCGACGACAACGGCTCAATGATAATGCTCACTAATAGACTTTGCAAGTCCCTATGGGTATCATCCGCACAACATGAGGGGCTAGCATGAGCAACTTACGGGCAAGGCTTGGGTTAAAGGAAGGCGGAAGCCTGCGTGAGCGGCTTGGCTTGAAGGACGGCGGTGTCGTCCGCATGCAAGACGGCGGCGATCCCACGGCCAGGTTCATGGGCAAGACGCCCAAGCGTGGCGTCAGTGCGCTACCCGGCTATGGCCAAGGCAACATCCTGCAAGACATTGAGGGCGTGGCACCGCAAGTCGCTGGCGGGCTGGACGTGCTGCTGACTGGTGCGCCTATCGTTGCCCGTGCTTTAGCGTCACCCGCGGTAGGCGTTGGCACCTTCGTCAAAGAAGCGATCAAGAGCGGCGACCCAAGAGATCCGACGCCACGCCAGCGTGCCGGCGAAGCAGCGCAAAGCTTCATCACTGAGAACCTCCGCCTGCCACAGACTGAGAAGGGCATTGAGTACCTCGAGAAAGGCGCTGAGATGCTCGAGGACATGCCAGACCTCAAGCTGCCACCATTCCTGCCCCAAATGGCCATGCTGCCACCGACCACGGGTGTTGCCGGCGCTCTGAGGCAAGCGGCAAAAACTGCCGGTAAGGAAATGTTAAGACCCGTTGATCAGGCGATGCGCGGCGAGGGAATGTTGGCAAAACCGCTACAAGGGGTAGCGCCAAGACAAGTTATGCCTGGCACAATGGCAGACCAAGGAGTCACCTATGAAACAACCACAGAAGGACCGTTCTACCGAGTCCGCCCTAGCCGTTCTCAAGCGGCTGCAGGGGAGGGTCGAGGCATTGTCGAAAGAGTACGGGACGAAGCAGTTGCCCCAGGACGAACTGGAAGCGATGTTTCGCAACCAACTACGGATGAGGCAGTCAAGCAAGCGATGAGCGACCCGGCGAACTTTGTTCGTCAGGCCGCAAGCACTTACACGCAGGAAACCACTGGCAAGCCTTATGCGTTGCCAGACATGCCTGAAAGCTCCATCCTCAAGCAGGCACCAATTGGCCGCACCTTCATGCTGGCCACGACAGATGATCCCGGCTACAAGCAGGAGATCTTCCGTCAGTACGCCACGCAAATGCCAGAAGTCATCGAGCAGTCTGGCGCAACCAACTACGACGAGTTACTGGTAGCCGCATACCGCCAGATGGCCAAAGAGACTGACGAGCAGTTCAAGCGCTTGCCAGTTAGCCTGTCTTATCACCGCGCAGGCGAAGGCAACTACCGCAACAGCAAGCAAATGCTGCAGGACGTATACGGCAACAAGCACCTTTACGTTTTCCAGGGTGGCGATGAGCACCCCTTCCTTAAGGATGTTGACCCCAAGACGGGATTAAACGAGAACGAGAAGTTTCGCGCCGTGCATGACTTTTTCGGCCATGCCATCCACGGCAATGAGTTTGGCCCCAAGGGTGAGGAGATTGCTTGGGCTGCGCACAGTCAAATGTATTCGCCGCTGGCACGCCTGGCTATGAGTACCGAGACGCGAGGCCAGAACAGCACAGTCAACTACACGCCGCTTAACGCCGCATTAAAGCGCACCATCAACGAATTGCAATCGCTGCGCTACGAGGCCAACCGCCGTGGCCAAACAGAGCAGGTTAAGCAGATTGATAAGGACATCGCCAAAGCTTACGAGACGTTCCAGTTTGCACCGCAAAAGCCTTTGCTCCTGCCGCCAGAGTTCTTGAGCACGTCCTACGCTGGCGAGATGCCAGACTATCTGCGCCCACTGATCAAGCCCATGGAAGGCACGACAGTCTCCACGCCGATGCTGCACTACAGCAAGCAGGCAGGGCTGACCGAGACTGACCCGTCGTTCTACGGCACGGGCATTAAGGGCGAAGAAGCAGCGAGACTCGGATTGCCTGGGGCTATATCGCCGCGCACCTACTTTTATGCCGGCCAGAACATGGAGCCAGAGGTTGGCCTTGGCCCACACAAGTACCGTGCGATGGGCGAGAACCTGTATGACCTGGCAGCAGATCCATTGCAACTGCAAATGCTTGCACGCGAAACCACGCGCATACCGATGACGGCCACGTCAAACAAGGGATTGGCACAGCCTGCTGAGGCTACCAACGCACTAGAGCGCCTTATTCGTGACTATGGCTATGCCGGGTACCTAAGTCCGAGACTGGCCAAGCCTAGCGTTGTCATGTTTGGCAAGACGCCCGTGCAACCTTACGCCAAGGGAGGCAAGGTGAGATTTACTGACAATCCCGACGTACAAGCCATGGTCGTTCACATGGCCAAGGGCAAAGGTGTAACACAGGCTGTTGCTGAAGCGGCTAAGGCTGCTGCCAAGCGTGCTCGTGACGTGCAGCGCGAGAAGGACAAGGTAGCCAAGGCATTGCTCAAGGAAAATCCCAAGATCAAGCCCGAGGAGCTAGACAAGAGCGCTGAGAAAATTGCAGAGCAAAATATCAAATGGGCGCAAGAACAGAAGCCAGCGTTTGAAAAAAAGTACGGGCAGCTTGTTCCTTCCAAGGGCAGTGAGTCGCTAGGGGAAAGGCTGCGTAACGTGCCCGAGGTTGTAGAGCAACGCGCCAAACGTGCAGAAGAGTTTCTTGCTCAACCTACTGAGCCATGGCAACCACCGCGGCCAGCACTGCAAGCCTTTGATCGCGCAATGATCAAAGATGCAATGGAGGGTTTCCCTGGTATTGAGCAGACGCGTTTCCCGCGATATGAGCCGCCAAGAGCCGACCTTGGTTACATTGATGAGATTTATCAAGATCCTCGCAACCGAGCGTTGATTGAGGCGCAAATTAAACGCGGCTTACCTTTGGGCGGCGAAACCTTTTATCCGTCGCTGTATCCACTAAAGGTAGCCGCACTTGAGCGTGGCATACCAGAGCAGCGGTTCAATCAGTTTATTTACGAGACAGCGCCGGCATCAGCGCGAAACACTATTCTCAACGAGATGGCGGTAGGTCAGTTTTTGCGAGACATGAACGCTAGAGGCTTGCCGCTTGACGAGCAAACCGTTGAGCGTGAGATGGAATTGTTTAAGCAGAAATATGGTGTTGGCTTGCCTTTGATGCCAGTTCACCGCATGGGCGTGCAAAGCGTCATTGAGGGCAATCGTGATTTGCGCGAGATGTCAAAAGCAAACATCCCCGTCAATTACAAGATCCCCACTTGCGGCACACAGAAGGCTGGCGACTTTGGCCAGTCAATTACCCTAGATGTGCATGAGGCTTCAGGTCAAACGCAAGGCAGTCAGTACCATCCATACTTCAACAAACAAGGCGGTTTTGGCCAAACGGAGTATGGGCGTGGCGAAGACTACATGCTGGATATTGCTAAAGGCTTAGGATTGCCTGGTGGCACAGCACAAGCTGGTAGATGGTTCGGCGGGGGCGAATTAACAGGGCTGGCATCGCCTCGTGGTGATGCATTAGATCTGCTTGAGAAGCAAACCGCTTATACGCTGCATGGCATGGGCATCAACCCAACGCCGAGAAATGTGCGCAATTACCTTCTTAACATGGTTGAGACGGGCGAAGGGGTGCTTATGCCCTTTTATGCAAGCAACAAACGGCCACAGCTACCTGATGTCCGCTCTGAGAAGAAAAAGGGCGGTGCTGTTGGTGGCCTTAGCGCCTTAGAAAGGGAATATGACTATGCCTGAAATGCCCATTGAGCAGGAATATGGCCGCTACGTCGATCCGATGCAGGATGAAGAAGACCTAGAAGAGGGTCTTGAAGTCGAGTTGCCTGAAGAATCGGCAGAACTCGAGGAGCTTCCTGATGGTTCCGTGCGGGTTCACTTCGACGATCTGAAGGGTCCAGAGGATTCGCCAGACTTTTACGAGAACCTGGCAGAGAAAATCGACAGCGTAAAGCTGTCAGCGCTGGCTATGCGCTATGTCAACCTGATCGACAAGGACAAGCAAGCCCGCGAAGACCGCGATAAGCAGTACGAAGAGGGTCTCAAGCGTACCGGCATGGGCAAAGATGCGCCCGGCGGCGCCACGTTCATGGGTGCCAGCAAGGTTGTCCACCCGGCGATGGCTGAAGCTTGCGTGGATTTTGCCTCTCGAGCCATCAAAGAACTGTTCCCGCCTGATGGCCCGGTCAAAACCAAGATCTTAGGCAAGATTGATAAGGACAAAACAGAGCGTGCCGAGCGCAAACGCGACTGGATGAACTGGCAGCTTACCGAGCAGATCGAAGAATTTAAGGATGAGCAGGAGCAATTGCTCACCCAATTACCCCTTGGTGGCTCGCAGTACCTAAAACTTTGGTATGACGAGCGCAGAAAGCGTCCTTGCGCTGAGTTTTTGCCCATCGACAAGGTGTTAATCCCGTTTGCCGCGTCCAATTTCTACACCGCACAGCGTGCCACTGAGATCCACGAGATCACAGAGTTTGAATTTAGGCAGCGCATTGATGCAGGCATGTACAAAGATGTGTCAATTATCCGCGCCACGATGGAGCCGGATGAGACGCACGCAGAAAAAGCCAACAACAAGATTGAAGGCCGCAAGTTTGACGAGAATGACGACGGCTTACGCACGGTTTATCACACCTACACCTACCTCGAAGTCGAAGAAGACAGCGTCACTGACGGCGAGATGGCGCCTTACATCCTGATGATCGACAAACTGGACAACGAAGTCATCGGTTTGTACAGAAATTGGGAAGACGGCGATGAAACGATGACCAAGCTGGACTGGGTTATCGAGTACAAGTTCATTCCATGGCGTGGCGCCTACGCGATTGGCATGCCGCACTTGATTGGTGGCCTATCAGCAGCGCTTACGGGAAGCTTACGAGCGCTTTTGGATGCCGCGCATATCAATAATGCCCCAGCACTACTAAAGTTTAAGTCGGCCAAGGTCTCTGGCCAAAGCCAACAAGTCGATATTACGCAAGTCGTAGAGATTGAAGCGGCACCAGGCGTGGATGACATTCGCAAGCTTGCGATGCCCATGCCGTTCAACCCTCCATCGGCAGTGTTATTCGAGCTTCTAGGCTGGCTAGACAAGGCTACAAAGGGCGTTGTGACCACGGCTGAGGAAAAGATAGCCGATGTGAACGCACAAGCGCCTGTAGGCACCACACAAGCCCTGATTGAGCAGGGTGCCGCGGTGTTTTCTGCCATCCACAGTCGTTTGCACTCCTCACAGGCGCGTTTGCTCAAGGTTTTAGGTCGTCTGAACCGCTGGTATCTCAAAGATATGCGCAAAGGCGAGGTTGTTCACGATCTGAAGATTGAGGTTGAGGATTTTGAGCGCAATGGTGACGTGGTTCCGGTCTCTGACCCGCATATTTTCAGCGAAACCCAGCGCATGGCCCAGATTCAGGCGGTATTGGCCCGCTCGGACAAGGCCCCAGACCTCTATGACCGCCGTGCCGTTGAAGAAAGACTCCTAAAGCAGCTAAAAATCCCTGCTTACAACGAGTTGCTCAAGAATACGCCAGCACCTAATGAGCTTTCGGCCATTGATGAGAACGTGGCCATGTCGCTTGGTCAAAACGGCTACGCTTACATG